CACCTGCGCGACATAGCCGTTCGCCGTCGCGTCGCTCGTGCTCGTGGCGGAAGCCGTAGCCTGCGAAATCTCTCCGCCCAGCGCCGTTGCAGTGCTCGTCGCTGCGATCGTCTCCGACGCCTGGCGCACGCGCGTTCCGGCTGCGGAGGCCGCAGAGGTCGCCAACATCGTCGCCGAAGCAGAAACGATCTCCGCTCCCGCGAACGCCGCGGAGCTGGTGACGGCGTCGCTGAAGGTCGCGAACACGACGCGCGTCGCGCTTGCGGTCGCCGTAGATTGACAGGCGATCGTCTCGGAGGCCGAAGCGATCACGCCCGCCGCTGCCGCCGCCGCAGACACGACGGAGGCCGTGGCGCTGGCTACGACGACGTAGCCAGAACCATATAAACCTTCGCCGTAGTCTGCGACGCCGTAGTCAGACACGGGTTATCAATCCAGCGTGACGGTGAGGTTCGACGCGTTGAACCGAAACACGTCGCCGTTGTCGATCGTCTTCGACGTGTCGAGGTTCGCGAAGGCGATCATGTTGCCGCTCGTCGAGGCGTCGAAGATCGCCGCAGCGACGATCGTGCCCCAGGAGCCCGTCGCGGTCGGGAACTCGATGGCGACGCTGTTCGTGGCCTGCGTCGGCGCGGTGCCCGAGACCGTGAACGTGGCGCTCTGGCGCGCGTAGGAGTTGCCGGAGACTTCGGTCCCGCCGCCGCCTTCGCCGGGCGCGACCGTGAAGAGGCCGACATACCACGTCGTCGGGCGCGTAGCCGATCCCGTCGTGAAGAGCCAGTCGAGGACGAGATCCTCGGCGTAGTTGGAAAGACCGGCCATCAGTAGACCCTCCTAGTGCGTGCCACGAGCGGCGATCCGCTGTGCAGCGATTTCTGTGCTTCGTCGTTGAGCGCCGCGACGCGGCCCCCGTAGATCGACCCGAAAACCGAAATCCGTTGGTCGTCGAGAAGGAAAGGCGCAGCATGCGTGAGCGCGCCGTAGAGGTACACGTCGGGCGCCTTCGTCAGCAGCCAATTCGTGGTGTTGCTGACGGTCAGCGCCGGAATCTTGGAATAATAGACCATCTCGATTTCGACGTCGTCGGTCGGAGCCGGAACCAGCTCGATCGCTCCGTTCATCAGAGAGTAGAAGCGAACGGCGTCGAAGCGGCCTTCTCTCTTGATCTGGTCGGCCTCGTCGAGCGTGACGTAGCGCAGGGGGCTCGTCCCGTCGATGATTTGCAGGTTGATCCCCTCGAGCCAGTCGGAGGGAAGCTGGACGAACTCGGAGCTGCTCGTCGCATCGGCGCGCACGATCTGCTCGCGACAGCGGAGCGTCGTGTTCAGTTCCGCCTCGCAGAACTGGATGAACATCGGAATCTGAGAGGTCAGATCCTGACGGTTCAGGTAGTCCGCGATCGCGCTCTGGAGCGACGAGTAGTTCGTGATCGTCGTCATTAGCCGGCCATCCAGTGCGTGCGATAGGGAAGGGCCTCTTCGCTCTTCAGCCACTTACGCATCGCGGCCTTGTCGCGGATGATGCCCCTACGCATGAGGTCGTAATACACCAACATCGGAAGACGAGCCGCGCGAACCATGTCGCCGCTCTTCCGCGTCCGAGACGTCTCATTCATCTCGGCGGCATTCAGGTCGGGAAGATTACCAAGGTCGACCGTCGACTCGAAAATGAGGCGCTGGTCTGACGTGATATGCATCTTCTCAAGGGTGCCGGTCAGGCTGTCGTAAGACAGGTTGAACGATCCGGCGGCGTGTTCTTCAGCCATTTGCGGTCCCCGCATAAGTCGGGGGGCGCACGAAGCGCCCCCCTTCTTTCGTTACGACGCGATGATGTTCGCGATAACGGCGTGCGCGTTCTGGTTCTTGATACGCAGGCCGTACTCGACCACCATTTCCTTCTTGTCCGAGTCGCCGGTCTTGGCGATGTCGAACGTGCGGAAGGGACGGAGGTAGGAGACGGAAGCGTATTCCGGATCCAGAACGAAGGCGAAGTTGCCCGGCTGGAAACGGTTCGGGACGATCGCGACCTCGCCGAAATCGGAGAGGTAGACGTCGGCCGTCGCGATGATCGCAACCGGCTTCACCTGATTGTAGGTGACGCGGTTGGGGGCGATACCGACGAAGCCCGAAGCGACCGTCTTGTTGTAGGCGTTCACCATGAACACCTTCGGGTCACCACCGTCTTCCCAGACCTGCTGAATAGCGGTCTTCAGCATGCCTTCGGTCAGAGCGACGTCCGTCGAGGTCGACAGGCTCGTCCACGCCGTGGACGGATAGCCGTTGCCGCTCGCGCCGGACATGGCCGAAACCGTAGCGCCGTTCGCCTGGTAGTTGTTGCACAGCCAGGTGGGGAGGCCCGCGGTCTTGCGCGCGGTGGAGTTGTTGCCCGCCACGCCAGCCTGGTTGCTGGTGAGGATGGCCTCCATGTCGCGCTTCAGTTCCTTGGCCTTCTTCGCAGTTTCGTAGGCCATCAGGGTCCGCATGCCGGCGGTGTCGACCGCGTCGGCAGTGCCGGAGACCGAGACGATCTTCGTCGAAATCTGCGTGTAGTTGGCCGTGCGGACGGTCGCAACGAAGTCAGCGTCGCCGGCGGCGGCACCTTCGATCGCGGCGTTCGCCGTGTCAGCCGCAGCAAGCGTGTCCTGCTGCCACTCGAAGTAGGTGTTGCTCGCGCTGTCGCGGCCGATGTTCGACATGAACGGGGTGTCGACGGGCGAGATGTCGTAGATGATGTTCGACAGGTCTTCGCGGATCGCGTTGACGTTGTCGTAGGTGGTCGCTTTGGTGACCGAAGCCATGATTTATCTCCTGTCGAGAAGACCAAAAAGTCGGGCGGCGTCGTCGACGCTGCCGGTTCCCTTGAGACGCTGCCTCATTCGCTGAACTTCGGTCGCCTGCTTCGGAGTTGAGGCCGTGGATCCCGCCTTCATCGGCTTCGGTCCCGTCGCCTGCGTAGGCTTGGGCCGGTTCGCCATGAGGGCGTCGTATCGACGCGCCTTTTCAAGCACGAGGATGGCGCGCGGGTCGTAGGCCTGTGCGAGTTCATCGGGGCTGTATCCGACCGTCTGGCCGTAGTCCCGAAGCTGACTGCGCGCAGCCTCCCACTTCGCTTGATCCTTCCACTCCGGCATTTTCTCGAGGAGGAACTGCCGTCCCTGCTCGACCTGCTGCCGAAGCACTGCCTGCTCCTGTTGAGCCTGCATGACCGTCAGACGTTCCCTTTCGGCTTGCGTCGCGGCCAGGCGCTCCTTGTAGTCGCGCCATTGCTTCTCAACGATCGGGAAGTTGAGAGGATCCTCTCGGTGCAGCTGCTCCCAGTTGGGTTCTTGCGGCATCAGCTGTCTCAGCTGCGCTTCAAGAGCCCCGAGGAGCTGGCCGTACTGAGACCGCTCGACTTCCACCTGCTGACGATCCGTTTCAAACGCAACGGCCTCTTCCTTGAGGCGCTGCATCTTCCGCGAATAATCGGACTGCCTTTGGTAACCCTCGAGAGCCTCTTTCAGGGGCACTTCGATCGCCTTGCCGTCAATCTTGACGGTGACGAGAGTGTCTGGAGACAGCTCCTTCGGTTCACCTCCGTCGTCCTCGACGTTTTCGATCGCTTCACCGTCAGGTGACGCGGACTCGTCCGCGGCCTCTTCACCTGTCAGCGCAGTCTCTTCGATCTCATCCGCCGACGCCTCAGTCTGCTCGACTGCGGCAGGGGCTGCGGCCTTTCTCTGGGGGCCGGGTTCGGGGGTGTCCCCTCCCAGCAGCGCAGATATTTTGCTCGCGGCCTCTGTCAAACCGATTTCGCTGGGCTGCGACTGCTCGGTCATGTTGTTTTACTCCTTGATTATGTCCGCTTCAAGCGGCGGTTGAACTGGGCCACGGTCGGCTCCGCTGCCAGAGAGGCCAGCTCCGCCCGAAACTCAGTTACGGCTCGCACCATCCGATACGCGTCGTCTCGTTTCGCGCCGTCTTCCGGCGCGGACATTTTCCATTCGTTCACGTATCGCTCCTCGAGGCGCTTCAGCACCTCCTGGGCCGATCCGTCGCGGTGAAGAGCTCCGGCGGCGCGCCACAGCTCTTCCTGCTCGTAAGTCGTCATCAGATCATACCCATCATCGGAGCGACCATCGGAGGCGCGACTTCCGCGGGGAGCGGAGCCTGCGCCGTCCTGAACATCGCTTGGATTTCAGACCGCTGCCGATCGACTTCCGCCTTAATCATGGCCGTGTCGATCTGCGCGCCGTACTTCGCTTGGATTTCCGCCGCCTTCAGCATCGCGTCGACGTAGAGACGATCGCGCTCGAGATCCGCCTGCGCGGCGGCCTTCTGGCGATCGAGCTCCTGCTTCGCAGCTTGAATGAGGATGTCGGCCTTGATCTTCTCCGCCTCGACTTGCGCGAGCATCGTCGCGGGATCAGGCTTGTTCGCGCCCTGCTGCATGACCTGCATGAAGGCCTGAACTTCCTGCGGATTGATCTCCTTCCAGAACTTCGCCGGATCCTGAAAGCCCGCGAGCTGCGTCATCTCGGCGAGCGCGTCGCGGAGCTGCGCGAGGTCGACCAGCGGGTTATAGGGGCCGTAAGTCTGAATCACTTCCTTCTGCTGCTGAATGATCTGCGCGAGGAAGGCCATGCGCTGTTCGTCGGAACCGCGGCCGAGCGCGATGTTGACGATCATGTCCATCGACGCGTCCCAGCCGCGCGGATCGATCGGGACGAACTTGTTCCGCAGGCGGATGATCTTCGCCTTGTCCTGATGCGTCACCACGAGCCGCAGGAGGCCTTGGAAACACCTCTTGAGGCCGTCCGCGAAGAGGCGGGCGATCATCTCGATCCGCTCCTGCGAGGACGACAGCTGCGCCTGCACGGCCGCGCGCGTCGTCGACTGAAGAACGTCAGCGTCGAGGCCCTGCGATGCCCTCGAGATGCCCGTGCGCTGGGTCTTGATCTCGTCGAGGTAGTTCATCACGCCGAGCGCCGCCTGGCCGACGAAAGGCTCGTTCAGAGGCGCGACCATGCCGGGCGCGCGAGCGCGAATGATCGCGCCCGTCTCGACGTTCATCACGTCGTCGACGTTCACCTGATTTTCGACCACGACCATGCGCGGATGAATCGACTGCGCGAGGCTGTCGAGCGTGTTCCGCATGATCGTCGACTTGATGAGCTGGAGATCCATCGTCTGGTCGGCGATGGACTGCCCGAAGATCGTGTGGGGCGTCGGATCGGGGCAGAGGATCGAGAACGGAGCCTGCTGAACAACCTCGTCATGCAGGATGTAGGCGCCGTTACCGATCGAGCAGACCTTGTGCAGCTCGGCGATACCGTCGCCATCCTTGTCCACGCGGATATAGCTTTCGACATAGAAGACTTTGTCGGTCGTCTCGTCGGTCGTCTGCGTGAGGCCGAAGAAGGACTGATCGGCCGGATTACGCGCGAGGACTTCCATGTTCATGTCGAAGCCGCCGGTTCCGGCGTTCTCTTCGATGATCGCGCGATCGTAGCCCATGGCGACCAGTTCGCTGATGGTCGCGAGCTTGCGGCGCGCGACGTAGATCGCGTCGTCGATCGAGGTCGCTTCGTTGTCGATCAGGAACTGCTCGGGCGGGATGCACTCGACGACATAGCGCGGCGTGCGCTTCACGCGCCGGATGCGAAGATCCATCTGCACGAAGCCCGACTGCATGTCGATGACTTCGACGAGGCTTTCGATCTCGACGTCGGGGTCGGACGTCAGCAGCGCGATTTCGTCGGGCATGAGGCCCGAATAGTCGTGATATTCGACGCTCTCGTCGTCGACCTTGTACCACGTCAGGACGCCCGTCTTGCTCGTCAGGCCGTCCTTGATCGCGTCGTGCAGAATCCGAAAGCCGGGGTTCTCCTGCATGAAGACGTAATTGATGAGGTCGGTCGCCTGCTCCGCGGCTTCGACGTCCTCGGCGCCCTTCGGCACGAACTCGACCACCTTGTCGCCGCCCGTGAAGATACGCAGGAGCGACGGAAGCATCGCGAGGACGGTATCGCGCACCTCGGTAAGGACGACCTGCGAGCGGCCCTCTTCTTCGTTGCCGAAAGGCTCGGCGAGGTAGTATTCGGTCGCGCGCTCGCGCTCGGGGGCCAGATAGCTGTCGATGTAGGTCTGGGCGTCCTCGACGGCCTGAAAGACGATGTATCGGAACTCTTCGTCCGACATCGGCTCCTGCTTCGGCAGCACGTAGCCGGTCTCGTCGTTGTAAACTTCGCTCCCCAGAGGGAGGTTTACGACGTCGGGATCGTAGCGCCCGGGGGTGATGCCGTTAGCCATCGCTTAGTCCCTCTTTCTGACTCGCCACCACTGCCAGCTGCCTTCGCTGCCGACCTCGTGCGCGGGGAAAAACTCTTCGACCGCCTTCTTTACACCGTCCATGGGCAGATCGTCACCTCCGATCACCCCTCCCGGCTTGATCTTCGGCCACCAGGCGCGAAGATCGGCGATCACGTCCTCATATTCGTGCCCGGCGTCGACCCAGACGAAGTCGATCGACGCGTCGTCGAAGCGCGAAGCTGCGTCCGCGGTCCTCTGGCGGTGAATCGTGCGGTTCGAGTAGCCCGTGCGCCCGATATTCGCCAGAAACAAGTCGAAGACGGCCTCGAGCTGCGGATCGGCCTTGTGTGCGGGCTCGTTCGAGCCGCCCCAGTGGTCGACGAAGTGGATTTCGGGCGTCTTTCCCGCGCGGATCGCCTCCACGAGCAGGAAAGACGCCGATTTTCCCTTCCAGCAGCCCAGTTCGACGAGAACCGACGCGTCGTCGGCCTCCCGGATCGCGTCCTGATAGGGGCGCCGGAAGTTGAACCAGCCTTGGATTTCGTCGCAGAAGTGGTTCACTTCTTTTTCTTGCTCATGCCGGCTTCAGACATCGCGATCGCGATGGCCTGCTTGCGGGATTTCACGATCGGAGCCTTCTTCGGGCCCTTCGGGTCGACGCCGCCGTGGAGCTTTCCGCGCTTGTACTCGCCCATCACCTTGGCGACCTTGCTCTTCGCGCCCTTCATTCCGTTTCTCCTTCGATTCGCGCGGCCGTTTCGATTCGCGCGGCCGCGGCCGCGATATCGTCTGCGATATCAGAACGACATGCTTCCGCATGATCGTGCGTGAACTCCATGGAACCTATGTGCTTGATGTCTTTCGACAGATCGTGATCGACCAGCACCTTGAAGCCGTGCGCCTGGGCGAGCTTGCAGAAGTAGATGTCTTCGCCGACCCACACGTTTCCGCTCGGAAGCCACGAAATGTTGAACCACGGCTGCGGGAGCTTCCGCAGGACGTCGGCCTTGATGAGC